TCCTTCCTTGTCGTCTTTTTCGTCGTTTGCATCATCACTTCCCGACCTAGCAATCATTTCCGCAGTCGCCATTAGTTTCCAATTTTCGTTATCGGAGTTATTAACAAGCCACGTAATATATCCATTAGGTACTTCTGACCAAGGTGTGCCCTTGTGTTTACCGAATGGAATATTAGACGTTCTTTTTTTATCTGTCCATTCAAGCGGTTCGTCTTCTTCCACCTTCACTACAGGGGCTTTGGTTGTTTTGCTAACACCATTACTTGCATAGCTATTATTCTGTTGTGCAATAGCGTTTGCTACCTCATCAGCCGATGCAATCTCTTCTCCGCCTAATCCAGCAAAAGCTAGCGCCCTTCCAAGGGATGATGTTTCTGCATTTTCAAGCGCCGATGTTTTATTAATCATGGAGCTACCAAACACTTCTAGAGCGTGTCCCGTCCAAATGAGCTCACCATGTGTTATAGTGGACTTCATTATGACCTTATCGTCGTCAATGCTGACAATTTCAGTAGTCACAGAGCAGTCCCCTTCCAGTTTTTCATGGAGAAGGACTATTCTCTCTGCTACTGTGCGGTATTCTTTTCCGTGTATGTTTACAGGCATACTTAAACCTTCCTGTAAATTACCACTCCATTAGTGGTGGTACGAATCCCTAGCTTTCTTCCGTTTTCTTTGTTAAATAACCAAACGCGGTTAGCTAGTGTGTTGTATTGCCTTTTGTTTAACTTGCCGAGTTCAGCATATTCACCAAAATCTAGAGAGTGCATGTATCCATACTTGCTCGTTCTAGTGAATTTCTTTCTTTTTTGTGGTGGCAGTGCACCTTTTTTTATTACTACGCTATTCATAGTTAGCAAACCTCTATTGCTGTTGTTGGTTGTTGTTTGTGTTCGTTTTGAAAGAAAACGATGTTTCTTCTTCTTCTTCGTATCCGTCGGGAACATCTCCGGTGTTCTTTATGTGCTCTATAATCGCTTTCTTATCGGGTTTTTCTGAAACCCGTGTTGGTAAGTCGTTGTCATATGAGTATTTTATAAGTGTGTCATCGTCTCCGAACTTTCTTGAGAGCCTAGTCGTCAACTTAAGGGTTCCATTTGGCATTTTAGACGTCTTCTTGTCGTTATTTCTGAATTGCCCTTGCATAAAAGACTCCAATAAAGCTGAACGATAATTGATTTGATTTTGTATGGCATCAATTCTCCTGTCGTAGAACTCTTTGGATTCAACTTGCTTTTGCTGAATATCGGCTATCTCACCTTCAAGTTTTCCTATCATCCACAGAATTTGGTCTACGTGGATGTCTACTATATTGTCCTTATCAACGCTTTCGCCCTGTAGTTCATCTAAAAAATCCAAGTCATCTGACATCTATGTCCCCCCTAAGTGCTAGTAGTTTGTCGTTTTTTTTTGCAGGCAAGACGTTAAATCCTAGGTTTTCAGCCATTTTGTAAACTCTAGTGTAAAAATCTTTAACGTCTTTTTCTGTTGTATTTTCGGTTCTCTCAATTCTTAGCTTTAGGGTTTTATCGTCATCAATTAACATCGCTTGCCCCCCTTACTACAACGTGATTAAAGTAACCGCATGTTCCAGAATTAGCTACGCAATCTTTACCGGAAAACTTCCCATCTATAAAAACAGATAGTTTGCCATCAATGCGCTTAAACATGGCTCCGGTACATTTTCCCACATTGTAATTGGCGCACTCTTTTCGAGCTAAGCTGTTTGCTTTTTTCATCTTTCATTGCTACCTCTTTAATTATTAGTTCTTTCATAAAACTAAAAGAACTAATAATTAAATAGTAGCGAATGGCTTGTATTCTGTCTTCTTAATAAAATTGACAAGCTCCATTTCTGATATTATAAAATTTTTCCCATTTGGTTTACTAGCCTTAAGCTTGCCAGTTTGTATATATTGTCTGATTGTGCCCTGTGACACATTTAGTTTCTCTGCAACCTGAGAAACTGATAGAAATTCTGTACCCACTAAATAACTCCTTTGTATTAATTATTATACGCTTGTATAGGTTACATGAACTTACTACTCTTTTTGGTGTGATACAAGCCCTTTTGTTATGTATGTTGCCGTTGTTGGCACAGTAACTATAGATGAAAATGCCACAATGAGAGCCCTGACAAAAAGAACAGGGAACATTGTGATTTGTTTATAGGGCTAGGGCTTTTTTAAGCTTACTAATTAATGACGTTCTAGCTCGCAACTCTCCCCCCTTATACAGCGTAACTCCTTCGTGAATACTGTGTGGGGATATTTGAAATAATCCATTTCCGTCTTGGTAGTTTACAATAGCGAAACCCTGTTGCCAATCATTTCTCGCGCTAAATGCGGGCACTATATTTGGCTCTATGCGAGCTACGGTTCCGGGGGAGTACGCCACATATGTTCTAATACCCTTTCGAGGATGCACTGTTTTCTGCGCCATCTCATGTCTGTGGATATGACCAACTATTTCCGAGTTTCTAGCTTGTGCTAGGATTGCCTTAACAGTATCTGCGTTTCCTTTTCTTGCAATAGTTCCATGCGATACCCTGAGATTGTCATTAATCCAGAACTCTCCAGAAGGATAGGGACCGCGATATTCAATGCCCAAATCATCAAGAGCTAGCAAGGTAGGTACTGTCATTTGGATTTTTTTAGGCTCATTGGCTGGCTTAAGGTTGTACGCGGCGATGATATTTCTAGAAATCGCCTTACTCATACGAAGTTCGTGATTGCCCTCAATATAAATAAATCTGTCGCAATGCTGTCTAAATTCCTTTGTCCACCAATACAATTCGTTTATAGCTGGCTGTGTTGTAAAAAAGAACTCCGGTGAAACCAAAAACTTATCCGACCACTCTGGTAAATCTAGCATATCACCTAAATATATAATAGTATCAGGTTTTTCTATTTCCGCTACCTGCAAAACGCAATCTAGCGCAGTTCTATCGTGGAATGGGTCAAGCACACCCGTGTTTGTGTCTCTCCTGAACCCGAATTGAGCATCGGGTATAATTAGGGCTTTTTTAAGTTTTTTATTCGGTGTTTGTTTTATTTTTGGCTTTTTAAATTCTATGGGAGCAATAGGAACTACATGTGGAAATTCTACTTCAACGGGTTTAATGCGCACAAGCCAAGCTTTTACTTGGAAAAGCGGTCTGTGAACAATAGCGTCTTGCGTTTTCATAGCCGTTTCCCACTTATTTACAACATATCTATCCACCTTCCATATTTCAGTATCAACATCGCAAGAAAGCAATAGTTCTTCAAGCGTTTTTGGATTACCTTCGCCTCTATAGTCTAAAATTGCATAATTTCCAATAACTTCAATATTGTCACCATGCTTATCGCCCACATTATCTTCCATGTCAAAGTTTTCAAGCGTAGATGTGTAAGGAATGCCGTCTTTAGTATATCCCGTTTGTAGGTTTCGGGATACGGGAATATCTAGTTTCCCTTTCCTTTTTAAATGTCTTATTTTTTCCGATGTGAAAACATCGTTAGGATACTCCAGAGAGAGCTCTTTCGCTACTTGACTATAGGACAAGCCATTTAGCAACATCTCTGTGACCTTATCTAGTTTTTCTTGTGACCAAAAAACAGATTTAGTTCTCATATATTATATTGAGCTAGCTTGTTAAGCAGGATTCAGTCCAGAATTTCAAAATGACACAAATCGTCAAACACATTATCTTTAGTTTCAAAATCTCCATCCCAATCTCCGCCCCATCTTATTTTGACGCCTTGACTTTTTGCAATTCCCTTTACATACCCCCCAAAGTAATGGAATCTATCCCTGTCTTTAAAATCCACAGGATACGGATATACGTCCATCGCCTTGCCTAAAACGTGCTTCCCGAATTTGGTTTTGCTTTTGCCTTGTTCAACTAATTCGTTTTGCCTTTCTTGGCTTCGTAATCCTTCCGTCACGGTGCAATCAAATTCCTTAACTACTTCATTAAAGACATTTTGGAGTTTTGAATTAACCCCTTTCATATTGCCCCTACTTCTTTTTCCGAATTTTG